GGCCATCCATCATATCCTAGAGGTATTGCTGGTGAAGGTATTGGAAGAATAGGTAAACAACACAATATATTTGAGTTATTACCACAGGTAGTAGAACAACGTGGTATTAAAGATCCATTGAATCCAGCTCAAACAGATATTAGAGCATTACAAATGAAACCTTATGCTGGTGTTATTACTTCAGATCTACTTAAGAAACTTGGTTATTAAATAAGTACTTAGAACTAAAATCATCTGACATATTCTTGTCAAAATTCTTTAACAACCATTGACGTACTTCAGCATCACTTACCTTTGTAATGTTTGACATTACACAATATGTTTCATGTAATGTAAGTGCCTCAAGCATATGTTGAGGCATCTGCACGTCAGTATTGACAATAGGTGACATTATTCGTCATTAAACCTTTCTAATATAGCTTCTACCTCTGGTGGATTAACTGCATCTTCATCTCTTACCACTTCAAGTAGTTTATTCTTAAACCATTCTGACTTAGCTAAATCTTCTTCAAATGCATTCTTAAATGGGTAACGAAGATCATACTTCATCTTTGATCCTTTTAAGTATCCAATAAACTCTTCCCTAGTGAGTCTAGATTCAATAATATCTATTGTTTCTATATTTCCTATATTATAATGTTTAGGGTGATTTATGTTATCTGACATACTACCTCCAAAAAAATAAATTAATTAACTCATAACATCCATACGCAAACCAAAGCATACCACTAACAATTAACAACCAAACTACACAATCAAGCATTTTTTCTAAAAAGTCCATTTCTTTTCCCATAAGGTATTGGATTAGGCAATTTAAAATATCCTTGCATCTCTAATTGTTTAAGCCTAGTCCTGTTAGTAACGCATCTTTGTATAATATCCTTCATTGTACAGTTAGGATTAGACTGCATAAAGTTATTAATAAACTTAGCTTGCCTTGCATCGTCTAGTTTGGTGTACATACTGTAGTTTTTATATATTTAAGGATGCCATAATTATATCCTCGCATTGTACACTCAATCAGCGTATAGTCAAGTAGTAATTCATCTATTCTTCTACGATTATAAGCACTATGGAATTCAATTAAAAATATCATAGGAAAGTTAACTAAGTTTTCAATGATCTCAATCTCAGCACCTTCAGTATCAATCTTCATAATATCGCATATTGGTAAATGCTTAGCTGACATTACTTTAACAATCTCACCTTCTTTGGCCTGTTCTTCACCTGCATAAAGACTAGCCTCACCACAGTTATGTAGTCCATAGTACATTTGTCTTTCACCATCTTCTTTACCAATAGCAAAATTTCTAATAGCTATGTCAGTACCTGCTGTATTCTGCCTTAATAAATTAAAGTTTTCTTTTATAGGCTCATAACAATCTATCTTAGCATTCTTAAAAAACTCATGTGCCCATACTGCAAACCCACCTACATTAGCACCAATATCTATAATGTATGGATTTTCTAATGCACCAAGTATAGCGTACTCACCTTGAAATATCTTACCCACATGACTAATCATGTTATTTGGAATTATCATCTGTCCACCTTGTTTTAAAATGCCACCATATTTTTTTATATTTAGCTATTTTATCGTACACTCTTTTATTTTTATTAGACGTTCTTGTTTTTATAACACGCTTTAAATTACTAAATAAACCTTTAACGCTATAAACTATCATACAAGTCTTCCACTGTATTGATAAGTTCCTGTATGTACTAACTGTGTCCAAGCTGCACCATGTACTTTAATACCATTATCACGAGCAAGTTTACAGAAATGATAATCTTCAGATAATAGATGGCCTTTTTCATCTATGCTGGTTGCAAAGTATTCAGTAATCTTATCACCTAGATCAGAGTTATCGTTAGTGTCATTCATGTTATGTATATAAGATGGACATTTATCTTTTAACTTCTCAAACACTTCACGTTTAATTAACATAAATCCTGTGCCACCATATTTAATTTCAAATGGCTTATCTGTAGGAACTAATTGTTTTTCTTTATCTTCTATAGTACTTACAACATACTCGCCAGTAAAGTATTTTAATTGATGCTCTGGAACTTTTTTTTCTATTGCAAAAGCTACACCATTCCAGTTAATTTCTTTTTTAGGATACAAGCCACACAGAATATCTACGTCAGCATCAAGCATTTTAAAAAAGTGTTCTGGCTCAAAGCTAATGTCAGCATCTATAAACATCATATGTGTTGCATCACCTTTTAAGAAATCATTTACAAGTGTATTGCGACCACGAGTAATAAGACTTTCGTTATAAAGAAATGAGAAGTATGCGTCTATATCTTTAGATATAAGCCATGCCTGTAGTTTAAGCATAGATTCAAAGTAAGTGCCATAACACAGGCCACCATACATAGGTGTTGCTATAAATAAACTAGGATTCATATTTTACTCCATGTAATTGTTCTATAATTCTTGCAAACTGTATCATTCTTTCTATAGTCATTGGTTCATATCTTGTTGGAAATACTTTGTTATACGCACCAATTATTTGTTCTTGCGTGAGTGGGTTATAATCCATTATTTGCCTCAATAAGTTTTTTACTATCGTATTTTTTGATGTTAGTTACTTTAATAATATTTTTTGTATCTGGTATCAATGGGGTGATGGTAACGTTATGGAGCTTGGATTTTAAATCTTTAAACCACGAAAGCTCTGTTGGCTCTGAAGTCATAAGACCAGACCAAACAAGTTTACCTGTGCTGTCAAATTCTTCTACCATCCATGCAATCGCTTTAGTCACAGAACACTAGCCTCCCTATTTTAATGTTGCAATTCTTCCATCCAGTTGGTGTTGCAATACTATCATCATAAAAGTGTAATTTATTGCCAATAGGATTTTTAATCTTATTAAAGTAAATAGCATCTATCGCTTTATATTTAATTTCTAAATATCTTTTCTGATCTACCTCTTCATGATTTGCATCTGTAATTCCTTGAAACTGGCCATTAGCGTAAGCAATTTCGCATGGGTCATTTCCATAATTTTTATTTTTAAGTCTATTGCGTATTACATTAAACACAGCAATAATTTCTTGGTGCGTTCCTGCCTCATGGTATGCAGCGTGAGCATAACAACTCATATGTAAATCTAGCGTATTAATGTCCATAATTTATATCTATAAATTTAATTAAGTCTTTATCTTTAATTTTATTTAAAATCATTTTTCTGACATAGTGTATATCATAATGAGAAAATAGCAAGCATAGATCTCTTAATTGATTTGACTTAGACCATAAGAAAAATAGTGCAGACTTTTGTTCATTAGAATATCCAAACATTGCATCATCCACAGCCTTAAGTAGTATGGCCTGTAACAGCCTAGCTTCTGGTGTGGTAGATAATTCATTTACAATTGATTCTTTTAACTCAAACTTTTTCATAGACATTTGTAATGGTTTTCTCTATTTATAGGACACCATAACAGGTGTATAATTACGTTTAATGGCATAAGCCAGAAACATTTTAAGGATTATTATTATGTGGACAACTCCAGCAGCTACAGAAATGCGTTTTGGCTTTGAAGTAACTATGTACGTTATGAACAAGTAATATGTAAAGTGTTATGGGAAATGCTCCTAAAAAGGAGCATCTTCCTCTTGTGTTGATTGTGTAGCAAACTCACCTTTTGGTGTTACCTTACCAGTGTAAGCTGGTTTATTTGATCCTTCTTCTACTTCGTTTTTAAACACAGCAGCAGTATACTCTTTGCCATCAACATTGATAGCCATAGAAATATATTTGCTTCCTGCCTTGCTTTCACGAACCCATCCTGCGATTCTATTACTATTATCATACTCAGCCATACATTACTCCTTAATAAAAATTGGTTTTTTAGTCCAGCGTTTAGGTTCTATATCTTTTTCAACATAGTCTAAAAACTCCAGAGCTAATGGCATATACCATTCAAGCCATGACTTATTTCTTTTAATTATTTCTAGTTTTGTTTCGTTTGGTGTCCATATATAAAAATATGCATTATCTATGTCACACACTTCCATTTGCATCTGCATTTGAAAATAGTACCTGTCTGGTATGGATGGATAAACTTCTTGCGTATAAGGGCACTTAATTTCAATTACAGAACCATTATAGTATCCATCTGGACTTGCACCAAAAGGCAGTTCCTTATGCATCACAAATTTGTTACCAGCCTCAATAATATCATCAAACTCTTTTTCAAGTGCTGATAATGCTATGGGCTCATGAAGGACTCCATACTCAGTCATCTCGTTACCTTCAAATGTAGGCTCACGCAAAGTCATTTGCCTCCATAGTTTTTGTCTTTCATATACAGCTGCATATGCATTGCTTGCTGTAATAACGTTTTGATTTCTTCTATTGTCCTTTAAGTGACTCATGCAGCCTTCTTCAATTCATTAGCAAACTCACGAAGTCTTTCTTGCATCTGTGGACTAAACTTAAAGAATCTTTCTTTTAGTTCACCAGCTTCTTTTGCTAAAATAAGTTGGCCTTTAGCTACCTCAACATCATCATCTGTAATTGTTTCAACAGGTGGATTATTTTGTTGGTGGATAGCGTTAAGCACTTCGTTAGCACTAGCAAACTCTTGGCCACCAAGACCAAGACAAGCCAAAGCACGACCAATGGCAGAAGTTTCACAGTTTTCCACATAAGATGTTCCATTTATTTGCGATGCCTTTCTAAATTCTTGTGCAAGGCCAGTAGCGATTACACGATTAAGTTCATTAAGTACAGTAGCTTTAATAACGCATTGATCTTGATCTAATTGGATAACGTCAGTAATTAACGCATAATCCTTGAATTGATCTCTAAATTCTTGCACACGAAGTGCAACTGTTTTGTATTCTTTACCACGAATATTAACTATTCCTTGTTTGCTCATTCTCTTGCTCCTTCATCTGTTGTTGGTGTAATTCTGCCATCACTTGATCGTAAAACATCTGTTGATCCATTTTGCATAGCCTCCCATTTATCATTGTCAGCTTTAAGATCATCTGCTGCTTCTTTTAATAACTTAATGATTTGATCTAATTTCATTTTACTAATCCTACATAAATAACTACAAGTACACATAATACTACAATTATAACTTTGTGTGTAAACTTTTCTTCATGATATGCATCATTTCCAGTTCTATCATAATTGACACCATAACGTTCTTTGTATGATCTAGGGGTCTTAAAGTCCCATTGATTGTACCAAGTATAATGCTTATCACGATCCCATCCAAACTTATCCATACATTTGCTCCAATAGTGGGTATAAGAAATAAAGCCAAAGTGCTAGGTAAGCATAGAATGTTATGCTAAATACTAGGCCAGTGTAAAAGTCTTTTTTCATTAGTATGCTCCATTATGAAATTGTTCTGGTGCTATAGAATTCCAGATTTCAAAGTTAGGGTCAAGTATTTTTTGTGTAGTTAATAACACATTTTTTGATTTTTCTGCTTTTTCCCATACGCTATGGTCATCTGAATATGAATAAAACCAGTCAAAGTCTTTAAGGCCATTAACATAATCTATAATGTTTTTTACTGTATTTTCCATTTGTTTTAACTCCATAGTTATTGTTGATGTAGTAATCTTATGCTTTCTAAAATTAATGTCAAGCATTTTATATAAAAATTATATAATAAATATATTTGCATTTTAATTTTACTTGTGTTAGTGTTCTTTCCTATGGATATTTTACGTTATGTCATATTAGATGAATTTGATGGAAAACCTATAAGATCCTTTAGCAATAAGGCCTCTGCTAAGTGGTTTCTTGAAATTAGGCCTAACTGTAAACTCCATGTTTTACCTAAAGCAAAAGTCATACCAATGACAGAATTATATGAAGAATGTTTATTTTAAGGAGTGTATATGAAGATTAAGAATTGGGACAAATTTCAGCATTTTAAGCATAAAACAGATATGAAATGGTTTAAGTGCTATGGTCGTGACCTATTAAATGATCCAGACTTTATGAAAATGGATGATATTAAACAGGCTACTTTATTAAAATTATGGTGTCTTGCTAGTGAGTCAAATGGTGTTTTACCCAACGCTTTTGACATAGCGTTCAGATTAAGAAAACCTATCTCTTTTGTTGAAAAAATGCTAATAGAATTAGATACTTGGATAGAAAAAGATGATGATATACAGGAATTATATAGTAACTATATAACAGATAAGAGTAAGATAAGATTAGAAGAAGATAAGATTAGATTAGAAGGAAATAAGATAAGAAAAGACAAGAATGTGAGTTTTATAAAATGAATATTCATGAGTTTTTAAATCATTTTGAAAAAACTTATAAATCTGGTAAGGATGAATATCAATGTTTATGTCCAGCTCATGATGATAGGACAGCATCATTAGGGGTAAAAGAATTACCAGATGGAAGAATACTTATAAATTGCTTTGCAGGCTGTGCAGCTAATGATATACTTGGTGCTGTTGGATTAAGTTTTGATGATATTGTTCCTCAGAGGATAGGTGACTTTAAACCTCAATCAAAACCTTTTAATCCTTATTCAGTGTTGAAGTCTATTTCTAATGAAACTTTACTAGTGGCATTAGCAGCTGTAGAACTTAGTAATGGAAAAGCATTACCACTAGAAGATAAAGATAGATTATTACTTGCAGCTGAACGATTAAGGAAGGCATACGAATTATGTCATTAGAAGAGAAGGTACAGAACCTCATTGTTAATGAGGATAAGATTAAGAACTATTTTTTTAAAAGGGACAGTGATGAATATCGTAAAGTTAAAAGTCCAGATACTTTTATTGAATCTACAATTGGATATTTCTCTGGCGAGATACAAAGTGGTGCGTATCTACCATTTGATAAAGCAGAAAATTTTAGGTTAAGGTTAGGCGAGCTAACAATTTGGTCTGGTTATAGTGGTCATGGTAAAAGTATGGCCTTGAGTTATATTACACTTAAACTTATAGAAAACTATAAGGTTCTTATTTGTTCATTTGAAATGTCATGTCGTAGTACATTAGCAAGATATATAAGGCAGTCTGTTGGAACTAACGAACCTACAGAAAGTGCTATAACTCAGTTTTGCAATGATGCTACAGGACAATTATTTTTATATGACCAGTTAGGATCAACTACACCAACAGCTGTATTGTCTGTGATATATTATGCAGCTGAACATTTGGGATGCCAGCATTTTGTTGTAGATTCACTAATGAAATGTTCTATAAATGAAGATGATTACAATGCACAAAAGAAATTTGTAGATCAACTTTGTATTGCAGCAAGAGATCTAAATATTCACATTCATCTAGTGGCTCATAGTAGAAAGACTGTGGATGAAACAACACACACTCCAAGTAAGTTTGACGTGGCAGGTTCAGCAACAATAACAAATCTTGCAGACAATTGTGTGAGTATTTACAGAAACAAGAAAAAAGAAAAAGAAATTATGGAAGGTAAGTTGTTGCAAGAAGATGCTAGAGTTGTTCCAGATGCATTTATGGCTGTGAATAAACAAAGGCACTTTGAATGGGAGGGTTCTATACCACTATGGTTTGAGCCTAAATCTTTACGTTATAGGGATAAGCCAATATGAAATATGAAACTACAGAATGGTTTAAATATTTTGATCGTGATGAAGAAGGTAAACCTCTATCACCAACTGCATGGAAGGTAACATTAAAAAATGGAATGGTTTATAAATCTGATAACTGGAGTAAAAAGTATGAGGATAACGAAATACAACAAACAAATGGCAATAGCAAAAATAAATAATCATAACTATGAACAAGATGGTGATTTAGAATGTACTCCATTTAAGAACAAACGTTCTAATTCTCAGAATGATTTGTATTGGGCAATGTTAAAAGAAATTGGTGATTATTGTGGATATTCTGATTTAGAGTTGCATGATATGTTTCGCTTTAAATATCTATCTGAAAAAAAGACAGTTGCAGGATCAGAAATATATGCTATAAAGAGCACTACGCAATTAAATGTAGAAGAATTTAAAAACTACATTCATGACATACAACGTTTTGCAATAGGATTGGGATTTCATTTTGATCAAAGCAGAGAAGCAGCACTATGATAAATTGTCACAGCTTGGATGCATTGTGTGTTTACGAGAAGGATTTGGTTATTCACCACCACACATTCATCACATACGACATGGTATGGGGGTAGGAATGCGTAACGATTTTATGCACGCAATTCCATTGTGTCCAAACCATCACCAGCATGGTGGTCATGGTATAGCACTTCATGCAGGCCAAGAAACATTTGAAAATAAATTTGGTACTGAGGAAGAGTTACTTGAAGATACATTAAGGAGGATTAATGGCTAGTACAAATGGAATTACAGGTGACTCATTAGTCAACAAACCAAATAGCAAAGAGTACGAGGACAATTACGATAGAATATTTCGTAATGGTATAGAAAAACCTAACGAGGATCAATTTAATGGCAATGTCACCAACACAAGTGGCCTTAGCAAGAATGAAGAGGGAAAATTACCCACTAGTACAAATAGTGGAAACATATAACTTCCACGCAGGATGTCGCAAAGACTTATTCACATTCATTGACATTCTTGCTATAACTGAAGATGGTCAAGTAGTAGCTGTGCAGGTTACATCTAAAAGTAATATGGGAGCAAGAATAAAAAAGATAGCTGATAGCGAATCTGTTAAGTATGTACGCAAGGCAGGATGGAAGATACTTGTATGGGGTACATATAAACAAAACAATCGTTGGCACGTTAAAGAAGTGGATGTAAGTTGAAGCATTTTACTGAAGAACAATATGCCG